TGCCCGGAATTACCGGTCAAGGCACCACATACAACCTGCCCAACTTCGTCGGTGAACTGTTCCAGATCACCCCGGAGGCAACCCCTCTGCTCTCTGCTATCGGTGGTCTCACCGGTGGTGTCTCGGTCAAGTCGACTGAGAAGGAATGGCAGATCGAGGATTTGCGCGACAACGACCAGAATGTTGCGCTTGAGGGTGCGAACGCTCCGGCCGGACAGTCGCGTGTTCGCTCAAACGTCACGAACGTGGCCGAGATTCACCACTCTGCGGTGGAAACTTCGTACACGAAGCAGGGCACCCAGAACAAGACCAGCACGGCAGGTGTTGAGGGCACAAACCCGATCGCCAACGAGCATGACCACCAGGTCATGAACGAGCTGAAGGCTGTCGCGAAGGACGTGAACCACGCGTTCTGGAACGGCGAGTACAACAAGCCTGTCGACAACACGACCGCACGCAAGACTCGTGGTCTGTTGCAGGCGATCAGCACCAACCGTGTCATCTACGGTTCCGGTGAACTCACTGCCACCACGGCAACGAACGTCATCACTGTCACTCACGCGCTCAGCGTGGGCGACAAGGTCGTGTTCACTGCTCGCGACGCAATCACCTCGGTGGTCATTGGCAAGGTGTACTTTGTCGAGTCGGTCTCCACGACGGTCTCGTTCAAGGTTGCCGCTACCTCTGGCGGCGCGGCCATCACCCTCGGCACCGCAACCGGTGTGAAGGTCATCCCGATCTCCACGTCGGCGCCCACGCTGGACACCTACAACGGGTTGTTCCAGAAGGCGTACGACAACGGTGGTCTCGGTGACGTTGTTTCGGCAACGATCGCGTGCAACTCCTCGCAGAAGCGGAACCTGACCGCCACGTACGCCTCGGCATACGCGAAGTCGGACCCGCTGGCCGGAACCCGCAACGTCGGTGGTGTGAACCTCACCACGATCGAGACGGACTTCGGAACGCTCAACATCATGCTGGACCGCCAGCTCCCGCAGGATGCTCTCGCGATCGTTTCGCTTGAGCAGCTCGCACCGTTCTTCCTCGAAGTCGAGGGCCAAGGTCACTTCTTCGAAGAGCCTCTGGCCAAGGTCGGCTCTGCGACTCGTTCGCAGTTGTACGGCGAGATCGGTTTGGAGTACGGCAACGAGAAGGCTCACGCTCAGCTGCGTGGACTCCCGGTCTTCGTTTAGACCGACCCTGCGAGGTCGCGGCGCATCCCTTGTGTCGCGGCCTCGCACCACCCTCCCTCTCTGATCGGAGCATCCCGTGTCCAAGCAGTACCGCAAGAAGCCCGTCGTCATCGAAGCGATGCAGTTCGACGGCACCGAGGCAAGCGCAGTCGGCGTCATCTCATGGATGGGCAGCAACGCGAAGGCCCGCTACTTCGAGGAAGACACGGAGATCCGCGTGCACGGAGAAGTTGCCCTCATCGCAGCTCCGGCTCGCATTCGCATTCGCACGCTCGAGGGTGACATGTTCGCCACCCCGGGTGACTTCATCATCAAGGGCGTACAGGGTGAGTTCTACCCATGCAAGCCCGACATCTTCGCCGCCACCTACGAGGAGGCCTAACCATGGCTCGCATCACACATCCGCGCCCGCAGGCCGGTAAGCAGACGTTCGTCGGCGTGACCTTCTATGACGGGTTCGCTGAGGTTGCTGATCTCCACCCAGAGGTTCGTGCAGCGCTCGTGCTGCACAACTTCACGATTGAGGACACTGAGCGCCCCGTACAGCCCAAGAAGCGTTCCGGCAAGCGCAAGCCCGCGAAGCCCAAGAAAGTCGCTGAGCAGGTCACCACGCACGCTGACGGCAGCTTCACCGCTCCGGACGGCTACACCGGTGCACTCCCGGACGCTGACCCTAGCCAGACCGGGCCGTTCGCGATCGTCGAGATGTCTGACGGCACGACCATCGGTGACGGTAAGTCCCTCGCGACCCTCCCTGCCAACGACGAGGAATAGACCATGGCACAGCGTGTGTACGCCACAGCAGCCGAGTACGGGGCTTTCGCTGAGGAACCATTCGATGGCGACGAGACGAAGCTCAGCAAACGGTTGCGCTCCGCATCGTCCGAAGTCGATGGCCTCACCCGCCTTGCCCGATACGACGTTGATGTCGATGACTACCCCACGGATGCCACAATCTCTGATGCGTTCATGGAAGCAACATGCGCGATCGTCGAGTTCTGGGAAGAAACCGATGACCCATACGGTGCTGATGCTGCACAGGGTGCGGTGAAGATCGGCTCTGTGTCGCTCGGCACTACCAGCAGCACCCAGCAGGGTCTCAGTCCTCGCGAGAAGCTCGTCCAGCGCATCGGTGAAGCTGCTGTGACCATCCTCACGAATGCGGGTCTTATATCCGCGACCGTTTACCACTCGTAGGGAGCGCTCATGCCTCGCCTGCGCAGGAAGCATCTCCCACACCGCATTATCGTCACCCGCCTCGCTGGGGAAGGCGCTGAGGGTCTCACCTATGCCACACCTGTGACTGATGTGCCTGCGTATGTGGAGCAGAAGTCGAAGCTGGTGGTCGACCGCCGTTCATCCTCCCCCACAGTGGGGCAGGAGATCACCGCCGCGACGTTCATCGTCCTGCTCACCGCAGATGATGTGCTGCCCGCATCGAAAGTCACGGTAGGCGTCGGCACAGCGCGCGAGCGTGAAGCTGAAGTCATCGACTCCGCGTTCTTCCAGTATCCGCGCACTCCAAGCCATGTGGAGATTTGGGCAACATGAATGACATCAGCTCGCAAGTCACCGTCACTCTCAACTTCAATGCCGTCGTCGCAGAAATCCTTATGGGTGCGCAGGGCGGCGTCAACAAGTCTGCTGAGCGTCTACTCGCGCTGTCGTCCGTACAAGTCCCCTTCGACACCGGCGACCTGTCGAACTCAGGCGGTGTCGTCAACCAGTTGGCCGACCGCTCCGAGATCAGTGCGCAGGTCGTCTATGACCGCCCGCAGGCTGCACGCCTGCACGAGCACCCCGAATACAACTTCTCGACCGACAGCAACCCCGGCGCCAAGGGCAAATATCTTGAGGATCCTGCGATGCAGAACGTCGAGGAGTTGCGAAAGATCGTTGCGAAGGAGGCGGGCGGTGCCTGATTCCTACCTAGTGCTATTTGAGCGTGGCCTGGCACAGCACCTCGATGACCTCGAACTTGGCCTCTACAAGACCAGCGCCGACTACACCGCCGCCGAGGCGACACTCGCACGGCCCGCGATCGTGTCCGGCCCTGACCTTCCCATCACTCTCGACAACGTGCTTGCGCTCACCACTCTCGATCCGATCCGTGAAGGGCGTGCGAACTTCACCCACCGCATCCAGATCCTCTCCCGACTCAAAGGCACGAAGGTGCAGGCCCGCAACCTCGCATGGAACCTTGCGACTGCTCTCGATCACAAGCAGAACATTCCGTCCGGGTTCAACGTGTCGTGGGTTTCTTTGTTCTCACAACTGACCTTCACGAAGGACAGTAACGGCCGGTACTCGACCGCGCAAACCTTCTACTTCAAGGGTCGCCGCCCGCTCTCCTGAGCACACCTAGACCGCCCCTCTCTGGAGGGGTTCGCCGGCATGCCCGGCATCCCCCATCAATCAAGGAGCAAAAATGTCCGATCAGACGCTTTACAACACGACCGCCCAGACTGAGGGCAGCCTGCAGCTTGCCCATGAGAAGATCCTCCGCGTCAAGCGTGGTGGTGTTTTCGAGAACATCTCTGGTGACTGCAACAACATCAACGGTCTTGCCACTGATGTCATCCAGGCGCGGGAGAACTACGGCAACAAGACCACACAGTCGATGGAGAAGATCGGCGAGAACTGGGTCATCACGACCGACGTTGAAGCTGTCCGCGACGAAACCGGCGCGATCGCTCAGGCGTGGCTCATTGCCCTGCTCAACATCGCCAAGGCGAAGGGTGCCGCGAACAAGGTCGACATCCAACTGTTCGATGGCAAGGATGAGAACATCCCCGCCATCGAGGGCAACTTCTCCGTGTCTGTCGCACCGTTGAAGACCGGGTTCGCAGAATCCGGCGGATACAAGTTCACGTTCACCTCCAACGGTGTCGTGGATTACATCACGTCCCCGATTGCGGGCACGGGTGAGCCGATCATCGAGTCAGTGTCCCCGACGTCTGGTGCGGCTGTGGGCGAGATCATCGTTCTCCGCGGTTACAAGTTCACCGGCACCACGGGTATCGCCATGGACGGCGCTGCCGTCTTGGAGTTCACCGTGTACGACGACAACACCCTCGCGATGCTCGTTCCCGCCACCGTTTCTGGCGCGGCACCGATCATCGACACGAACGCGACCGGCGCATCCGCAGCGTTCGCGTACGTCGCCGCAACCTAGCAATGAAATGACGGGGGTCTCTCGTACAATCGAATGAGAGACCCCCGCATCTGCGCTAACAGACCGGGGGCGTGACCAGCATTGGAGTGCTGATATGAACAAGCGTACCTGCATCATCGAGAACTGCGACCGAACGCACTACGCGCGCGATATGTGCAAAATGCACTACCAGAGGCGGCGCACCGAAGGCGCACTCGACTTGCTGCCGCCGGTTTCGCTTGCGTCTCGTCTGGTCTCTGGCATTGTCGAGGATTCTAACGGCTGCCTTGAGTGGACCCGAGCCACCGATTCCAAGGGGTACGGCCAGATTCGATCTGGAGGGCGGAGCGGACGGCTAGTTGCCACACACCGTCTTGCATGGGAGTTGGCCCACGGCCCGATCCCAGTAGGGCTGCATGTTCTCCACACCTGCGACAACCCGCCCTGCTGCAACATTGATCATCTTTTTGTCGGTACTCCAGCCGTCAACATGCAAGATCGCAGAGACAAGGGCCGTCACTTCAACCAGACGAAAACCCACTGCATTCGTGGGCACGAGTTCACCCCCGAAAACACATATGTCTACAGGGGCCGGAAAGGGCGTCTCTGCCGATGCTGCCGCGCATGCAAGCGAACCGCAGCAAAACCTAGGAGTCAATTTCAATGACCATAACCGCTTCCCAACAGGGCCGCGACCTTCACATCACGGTGATAGGTATCGACGAACCATTCGTCATCAAACCTCTTCCGGGGCGTGCAGGATTACAGATCACTGACACGTACCTCAACGGAGCAACCGGCACCGCCACCAGCGAGCAGATGACTGATGCTCTGGCGATCGCCGTTGACGGCGCCACCCTCGAGGGCGACGTGTGGGTGCCGCGACCGCTCGACGAACGCACTGTCGGGAACCGGATGGGACTCGAGCTGTCGATCCCTGAAACAGAATCTGTTGCGCTCGCCGCCATGTTCTGGCAGACGATCCTCGGTGTGTCCGGTGTCAACGCCTACATCGAAGGCGGTGAAGGCCTTGCTGGAGGGGTAAAAGCACTCTGGGCGCTGGTCGCACGTTTGGGGCTCTCACCCTCGCGGACATCGCCCAGTTCGGCATTGGAAACCCTGATTCAACTGGCAGATACCCCCACTACGTCTACCCCGACGGGTGGAAAGCCGAACGTGAAGCAGCCGCAAGACAGGCTGCCGAAGCAGACAAAGCCGTAACCGGGGCCACGGCTCAGGACATTTGGGCTGAGGCGTTCCCGCAACTTTTCGGCGAGGTTGAACTTGACCTTGCACAGCATCACCTCATCACGGATATAGACCGCGCTCTCGATACGAGAACGTGGCATTACATCCGATCCGCTACTGAACGACTCCTCGACATCGAGGGCTCATGGCTAAAGAAAGCGGTGATGACTCGTGTTCGACGCCGGATCGATAGTATTCAACATCCAAGTGGCCGGGGACCAGGTCTTCCAAACGGCCATGGCGGGAGCGGAGCAGTCCGCTAAGAAGGTCGGCAGCACCTCGAAGGAGACTGCGAAGTCCACCGAGGAGTTGGGAAAGAAGCAGGAGACTGCCGCCCAGTCAGCGAAACGCCTCGCGGAAGAGCAAGCGGAAGCTGCTCGTGCTGCGAAGCAACTCGGCGAGGATGTCAAGCGCGCCCAAACCCAGATCGGTACTGCTGCTGTTGGTATCGGCGCCTCCGTGCTGGCAATGGTTGCCCTCACGGCGAAGGTTGCGATCGACTGGGAGTCGGCGTGGGCTGGCGTCACAAAAACTGTGGAGGGCACCCCTGAGGAGCTTGGGGCGGTCGAGGACGGCCTGCGCGACCTCACCAAGGTACTTCCGGCCTCCCACACGGAGATTGCGGCTGTAGCGGAGGCTGCAGGTCAGCTGGGGGTGCAAACAAAGAACGTTGTCGCGTTCACGAAGACCATGATCGACCTTGGCGAAACAACAAACCTGTCAGCCAACGAAGCCGCCACAGCCCTTGCCCGGTTCATAAACGTTATGGGCACCTCGCAAGATAAAGTCTCGAACCTTGGTTCTTCTGTGGTGGAACTTGGCAACAACTACGCCACCACCGAGGCTGAGATCGTGGCGATGGCCACCCGTCTGTCTGGTGCGTCAAAGCAAGTCGGCCTCACCGAAGGTGAAACGCTGGGACTTGCCGCCGCACTATCATCTGTGGGTATTGAGGCTGAGGCCGGCGGTTCCGCTGTGTCGAAGGTCATGATCGACATCGCTGCGTCTGTTGACAAGGGTGGGAAACGTCTCGACCAGTTCGCCGAAATCGCTGGGGTTTCTGCTGACGAGTTCGCAAAAAAGTGGAAGACCGACCCGGGCGCAGCTTTGGCTCTGTTCGTGAAGGGCCTTGCTGATGCGGAAGAACAGGGCGGTTCCACCCTGGGGATGCTTGAGGAACTTGGCATCACCGAAGTGCGGATGCGTGATGCTCTGCTGCGTTCTGCTGCTGCGTCTGACTCGTTCACTGAGGCGATGGAGACCGGTAACGAAGCATTCGACGCGAACAACGCACTCACTTCTGAGGCGGCGAAACGGTACGACACTGTCGCGTCGAAGCTTGCGATCACGAAGAACAACGTCATGGATGCGGCGATTGGTTTCGGGCAGGTGTTCCTCCCCGCAATTTCGGACGCTTCGGAGGGTCTTTCCGCGTTCGCGTCGTTCCTCGGTGGACTACCCGAACCTGTACAGGGTGCTATTGGTGTTCTTGCACTGTTCGCTGGGGCGATTGTCCTCAGCGGTGGTGTGGCTCTGCTGGCGGTCCCGAAGATTGCCGAGTTCCGTGTCGCGACCGCCCTCCTGGCAGCGCAGATGCCGAAGACCACTGCTGCACTCCGTGGCACCTCGTCGTTCCTTGCTGGCCCTTGGGGCATCGCGCTAGCCATCGCCGCAGTCGCCGTAGTAGCGCTCATCGCGCAACTTGACTCTCTGAAGGCTTCGTCGACAGAGGTTACGAATGCTCTAACCACAGCGCAATCTCAAGCAGAATTGTTTGCCGTGCTGGGTGAAGGACGCGACGTCACTGCGTGGCGCGACGTCACAGCCGACCTAGAAAACATGGGATACATGTTGGGTCGCGTGCAAGAACTCAACGATGACGTGTGGAAGCGATTCACTACCGAAACTGGTGGTTTCCGCAACGCTGTCAAAGACGCTGGTGTGCAACTTGCCGATCTTGCGGCAAATGATCTGCCTGGTGCGCAGAAAGCCTTCCGTTTGCTCACCGAGGGGCAGAACCTTTCAGAGAAGCAGCTCGTCACTTTGCTCGAAACGATGCCGGAGTATCGGGAAGCGCTGATCAAGGTAGCTAACGCGCAGGGGATCAACATTTCAGCTACTGATGAGGCTGCTGCGAACACGACACTCCTCGAACTTGCTCAGGGGGACGGGGCAAAGGCGTCCACCGAAGCTGCTGATGCTTACCTTGCTGCTGCCGGTGAAGTCGATGGCCTCACCGACACTCTCGACAGTCTCATTTCGAAGATGAACGAGGCCAACGGTGTGGGGCAGGATGCGGTCTCCTCGAACCTGGACTACCAAAATGCGTTGTTCGAGGTCGATGAGCAAATCCGGAAAGCCCGCGAGGGTGTTGATGGCTTCTCCCTGGGGATGGATCAGAACACTCAGGTCGGTCGCGACAACATGGCGATGCTCAACGACCTTGCGGGCGGCTACCAGAAGGCTGCCGAAGACCAATTCGCCCTCGACGGCAACACAGAAAACTACGTCGCGAACCTCCGCGCCGGCCGTGACGCAGTCCTGCAGCGCGCCCGCGACCTCGGCGCAACCGATAAACAGATCCAGTACCTTTCCGACACGATCGTGCAGATGCCCTCCGAGAAGGAAATCAAGATCATCGCCGCCACGCAAACGGCACTGAAGACGCTTGACAACTTCATCACTACGGCCTCAGGGCGCCGCATCAACATTCCTATGTTCCTCACCCCGCAGGCGCAGCAGGGCATCAAAGACAACGCATGGATGTATCAGGCTGACGGCGGGAAGGTGAACTTCTACGCAGACGGTGGCAGGGAAAACCACATTGCCCAGTTCGCACGCGCAGGCACCACTCGGGTGTGGGCTGAACCCGAGACTGGCGGCGAGTGGTACATTCCCGCAGCCCCAGCGAAGCGCGGACGATCCACGCAGGTTCTTGCTGAGGCCGCCGACGAGTTCGGATACACACTGACACCGAAGGGTGGTCAGTCGTTCGGTGACGGCGGACGCAGCGGCTCGCAACCCGCAAGCAACGGTCGTTCAGGCCCGCGAGAGATCGTCGGCCAGCTCGAACTTGTTGGTGGCACAGCATGGATTCGCGGCTACATCAAAGACGAGCTCGGAGGCTTCTGATGATCACCGTGACCCTACCCGTGATTACCCTAATAAACTCCGACACTGGCACCGACCCTTATTTGGTCGATCTGCCCGGGTGGGATGACAGTGCCGCTGTGAAACGTGACAAGGTGCGCCGCAACACCGGGCATGGTGTGTTTGGGCAGTCGCCAGTGTATGACGATGCGAAGTACTTCGAGATTGTCGGTCGCATCATCCATCCGGGGGGTGCTGCGCAGATTCGTGCACTCCGCACGACTCTGATGGGGTTGAAACGGCTAGCCCCGGGCTGGCCTGTGACCGTCGCCGATTCGACAGATGGGTCAGTGCGCACCGCCTACGTCGAGTTCAACGGCAAGCTCGAATTCTATGTGGCCGACGAGAACGCGGTCGCCGATTTCACCATCCCACTGGCGATGAAGGACCCGCGCACGTATGGCCCTGTTGAGGTCCTATCGACTGGCCTGCCGTCGGGTGGTGGAGGTATCACGTTCCCGCTTCAGTTCCCTCTCGATTTCGGCGCGCCGGGCGTTCCGGGCCGGGTGGTCACAACAAACGCTGGCGAGGCCGAAACCTACTCGATCATCGAAGTCACGGGCGGGCTATCCGAAGGGTTCTCTGCCGTGTGCAGAGAGTTGGGCCAGGAGATCCGTTTCGAACGGCAGATCCCGTTGGGTTCCACCGTTTCTGTGGACTTACGCACAGGGCAGGCATTCATCGATGGCCAGTCCCCTGTTTCTGGGTCCCTGACCCGCCGCGACTGGTGGACGAACCCGCCTGGTGCAACCCGCACGATCCAGCTAAATGGACTAGGAACTGCGACGGGAACGCCAACACTCACTGCGTATACAGCGCCAGCGTTCAACTGACGGGTAGAATGAGAACGGCCCCAAACCGAGTGCGTCAACACTCGCCGGGGCCTAACCCTAAATCAAGTACTAGTTGATCGGAGGGCTCCATGGAGTCTACAGAATGGCGTCCAGTAGTTGGCTATGAAGGCCTCTATGAAGTCAGTAGCGCGGGTCATGTGAAGCGGCTGCGTCGAGGCTCCCAGTACCCCGCAGGCTCGTTGCTCACGGAATACCCGCTATCTCGGGGGCATGTCCGTGTGCGGCTGTACCGCGAAAAGGTGGGGAAGTTATTCCTGGTTCACAGGCTGGTGGCGTTTGCCTTCATTGGTGAACCAGAGCCAGAGCAGGAAGTCTGTCATCGCGACGGCAACCCGCTCCACAATAACTTAAGCAATCTCCGATGGGGAACGCGGTCAGACAACATGCAAGACCGGGTACGTCATGGAAACCATCCGAACGCGTCCAAAACCCACTGCATTCATGGGCACGGGTTCACCACCGAAAACACATACGTGAACGGCAAGGCTCGCATCTGCCGAACCTGCCAGCGCGAAAATTGGGCGCGCTACGACAAAAAACGACGACAACACTAGGAGCACATGATGGCCCTTCAAGACGGATTCCCCTCGGCCAGCGGCCTTGCTGATGCGAATGATGTGCGCCTTGCGCTCGCTGGTCTGATTGTCCGCGACAGTTCCGGAAACCCACGCACTGGCATCTTTCCTCGGCACACGAACGCGCTGGTTACGTCGACGGCGACAATGAACTCTTCTGTTGCTGCGTTCGAGGCTGCGGTGTCGCGAGCAGGGCAGGGCGTTATTTTGCTCCCCAACAACGGAGCCACAAACGTTCCGCATGATCCTGCGCCAGTGGCGAACTCACGGTACGACATCGTTTATGTGAAGCAGAACGATTCTGTGTCGCCGAACGCTGACGCGAACGACTTACCTGAATTTGGCACCCTGACAGGCGCAGCGTCAGTGTCGCCTACTTTGCCGACCTACGACACAGCGAAGGCGGCTCTTGATGCTGAACCGGGTATTGGTGCTGGCGCCGAACCCTTGGCAACAGTCTTGATCCCTTCGACAGCCACCACCATGCAATCGGCTGGTGTCGTGTACACACAGCTCTACCAGTACACGGCAACGACGGGTGGGACGGTTCCGTTCCGCACTAAGGCTGCATTGGATTTGTGGACGACGGCGCAGAAGGATCAGCAAGCAGTGGTGTTGGCTGATTCGTCACGTTACCGGTTTACGGGTGCGGTTTGGGAGCAGACGGGTTCTTCAATACAGCTGAAGATGGGGACTGTCGAGAGTGTTATCACCTCGACGCCGCAACGAGGTATTCAGAAGATCACGGGCGCGGCTGCGCCGAAAGTATCCATCACGGTCACCTTCCCGGTCGCATATGCGAGCATCCCCGTTGTTCTTGCCACAGCAGTCGGAGGGCGCACTTCCGGAGCGTTCAACCCTTCTGGGCTGGCTACCGTTTCTGGGACAGAAGTGGTCAGCGTATACGCAGTCACTACGACCGGATTTACCGTTGACGTTTCGCGCACGAACAACAACAATCTTTCCGCATCGTTCGATTACTACTTCTCGTGGTCTGCTGACGGGGTGAAGGCGTAATGACGTTCAGTAAGCAAACCAATCAGGTGCGCATCTCGAACCAGTCTTCACCGCGCAACTCCACGATTGACACGTTCCTGATTCATCACCAGGCGGGCACAAATGATGATGCGGTTATTGACGCGATGGTCAGCGGTTCACGTGGAGTGTCCGCAAACTACACGATCAGCAATGAGGGACGCATTACGTGTGTTGTTCCCGAGGAACGCCGTGCGTGGACTTCCGGCTCAGCCTATGACGGTGGCAAGGGTGCTGCGTGGGATCACCGTTCGGTCACAGTGGAGATTGAGAACGAGTCTGCCGGTGGTGCGTGGCCGATCTCGTCCAAAGCGCTGAATGCGGCAGCACGATTACTGAGTGACCTTCGCTCCCGCTACACGATAAAAAACGTTCTCGGCCACCGTGATCTATGGGACAGGTACAACGCCAGCTACCCAACTTTCTGCCCCGGCCCGGAGACCGTCGCAAAGATTGTCGCTCTGGCCGGTTCCTCGCTGGCTGGCAGCGGCACGCCAATCCCCCTACCTGCACCTAAACCTGAGAAAGAAGAAGACATGCAACCAACCAACTACGTCAACAAAGCGACCATGCCGGGAGGCAAGTTTGCGGAAGGCTCCCAGTGCATCACGCTGTGGCCATCGGGTGCAGTGCAACACTACGAACTCACCAACCAGCCCCGCAACGAGCAAATCGCATACATCATGTACGACCTGTTTGGTGCACACAAGTCGTTGGAGAAGCAAGTGTTCGACAGCATCGTAGCCGCCCATGCAGCCCTTCAGGGAGCAACGACAGGCGGTGACGGCACGTACAACGGCGACGGTTTTGCTTCTGTTATCGCCAAGATCAGCGAACTCCCCACAGCAATCGAGAACGGCAACGCAGCACGAGCAGCAATCGTGAAGGAATAACCATGACCCGGTACATCTACGGCCAGCACAAGACATCCACAGTCTTGGCGAGCTAACGAGATGGTCGAGTCCCGCACTGTCATCGGTGACTTCCTCACCGGCCGGAACATCCTTGACCTTGAGGTTGTCTCCGACCGGTGGGAGTCCCGCCGCAACGCCCCCGACGAACTCTCCTGCGTGGTGAACTTGGCCGACCAAAGCATGCGCGCCCTCGGCCTGTACAACGCCGCCACCGCAGGGAAAACGTTCCTCGCGAAGATCATTGGCGACAACGTCATGGCGTTCGGGCTGATGTCGAAACCGCTCTACAACCGCCGCCGCCGAACGTTGGAGCTGCGGGCGCGTAACGACTACTTCAACCGCCGCAACGTCATCCCACTGGCGGCACTCACCGAACCCCTCATCGATCCGGCCACAGGTGAGGCAAACCCGCTCACCAACACTGTTCTGTCCGGTTGGGACATGGGCACCATCCTCAAGAAAATCGTTCAACAGTCGATGCTGTTCCCGGGTGGTGACTTGCCAGTCATCTTCGAAGATGACCGTGTGGGCACTCACGAGGACACCATCTTCGGTTCCGACATTGTCCCCATTGGTCGAACCTTCGACAACTATGCAGCCCGCGACAACGGGCCCGATTGGGAGTTCGCACCACGCCTCACCGCAGACCGTCTCGGCATCGAACTACTATTTCGTACCGGTACCGAGGAACAGCCACGTCTCCGCTCGGCATCAATCCACCAGTGGGACTACTCAGTACCCGAACCAGGCATTGATGACCTTGAGATTGAGATCGACGCAACCACAATGTCGTCTCTTGCGTGGACGACAGGTGGTCGCTCTGTCGGCAATGCCATGGTTACGTTTGCGCAGAACCCTGCTCAGCTCACCGCTGGCTTCCCCCTGTTCGAATCTGTCGATACTGACCACTCGAGCGCAAGCGACCCCGCGACCATTCAGTCATATTCGGATGAACGAATCCGGGTATCCGCTGCGCCCACCCAGTTCTGGCCTTTCCGGGTTCGCACCGACCAGTCACCGTTCCCCGGTGAGTACCGGAAGGGTGACTTGTGTGACATAACAGTCCGTGACGACGATCTGATCCCTGATGGGACGTACCGGCGTGAGATCTCCGCACTGTCCGGCACGGAAGATCCGAACTGGATCACCGTCACTACCACGGAGGCACCTCTTGGCTAACCCAACACCAGGACCTAGCGATTTCCGCGCCCAGCTTTCGGAACTGCGCCGACAACTGGATGAACGCATTGACCGTATCTCCACCTTTGACGCTACCCAGATGAACCGGGCCATCGAGACGCTCACCCAGCTCGTGAATGATCTGCCCGGGCAGATCGATGAGGCCCTCGCAACGGCTGTGAATACAGGCAACGTCACCGCGACGGGTACTGTTTCCGCTGGTGGTGCAGTGTCAGGTTCAACAGGAACATTCCATGGTGGTGTCAAGTCCACAGATGTTTACAACCGTCTTGTGAGCGGTTCACCCTACAAAGTGCAATATGTGGACAGTTCGGGGCAGATGGGTTACGTCCCATCATCCAGACGGTACAAGCGCGACATTGTGACGGCGACTCTTGATGTGCGGTCGATCATGGCCGAACTTCGGGTGGTCACGTTCCGGTACCTCGGCGCAGTAGAGCTCAGCGGGAAAGAAGCCGCAGTCGAATGGGGTGTTATCGCTGAAGAGATCCACGACCTCGGTCTGACATGGCTAGTGGACTACAACGAAGAAGGGAACCCTGACGGCGTGAAGCATGAACGCTTTGCCATTCTGCTCATCTTGGCCGCGAAAGACCAACAGGCTCAGATTGACGACATTGATTCTCGCCTTGCTTTGGCGGGGTTTTAGTCCGCACAGTACTGGTTGCCATCTGGTGCTTGATATCCGGCACCTGACGCGCACTGTGTGGTGTCCCAATATCCACCCTCTGCGTTGTTCGGGTTCGAGTCAGCAACCCACGGGATTGGCGTTCCGTAATTCGGGGCTGCCGGTTCGGGCGCTGGGGCGGGGGCAGGTTCAGGCGCTGGCGCCGGTTCTGATGAGGGCTCCTGCGTCGGGGCTCGTTCAATAACCGCTTCCTCAACAACAGGTGCAGGAAGAACGGTCTGACGAACAGTGTTGGGGGTTTCCTGACGCAACGTGTTCTCGTCAACGGTCACGACCGCAGCACGAGTTTCCTCAGGTGCGGCATTCATCGCAGACACACCAACGACCGCGCCGGCAGTGATTACGGCTGCAGCACTGAGGCTGGCGATGATCCCCTTCGTCATGTTCTTCATGAGCAAAGTTTAATTCATTTGGACACAATCTTCTACCCCTCGAATGGAGTACATATGAACCGGACTCTGCTGGCACTGATATATGCGCTCGTGACAGTCCACGGGGTGCTTACTTTGCTGTACCCATCAATGTTTGTCCAAATGGTTTTGGGTGTCGGCATCGTCTACGTCTACGGAACATCATTCCTAGTCGCGGGCGCTGCCGCACTCATCTCTGTACTGAAGCCGAACTTCAAAATTGAGGCCATCGCACTCTGGCCCCTGTGTGGCGCCTATGCGCTATACGACGTTGCCTTGTGGGCACTACTGTTCGACGAAATCACATTCGGTGGCCCACTACCAGCCGTTTACGGGCCAGCCCTTGCGATCGCTATTGTGTCGCTGTTCTTCCTGTCCGAAGCAATCAAGTTGGACGTAAAGACACGCCGACTCACGAGGGGAGCTGCCGATGGCGCCGAATGACTTTATTGAGTCGGGCAACTACACCGGTCTGATCATTCTTGGCATCTTTGCATTGGTCACTGGGGGTATGGGTGCTGCGGTAGTCAATGCGATTGCGGCATCACGTCGGGGGATCAAAGGTGATGCGTTGCAGAAGGATGCGAACGCTGTCGAAGGATTTGGGGCACTAGCGGAGGCATTGCAGAAAGATAACCAGTCGTTGCGAGAACGGCTGGACAACTTTGAGAAGGAAACGGCCGCGCGAATCCAAGAGCTCGAGGCGGAAGTTGTCGAGCTGCTGGGATACAACAACCTTCTTATTCACACGTTGAACGAAAACACAATCGAGATCCCGCCTCGGCCGTCTCGTAAAAAGCGATACGGAAACTGAACGACACCCGCCCCACCCGGGAGCGGAACCAACACAAACCGAACAAGGAGCAGTAATGTCCAGTCCCATCCTCCCCACCATTGACCCGGTCGCCTACTTCCGCACCTACGTGCCCGTCGCGATCGGCTCGCTCATCACGTTCCTGCTCGCGCAGTTCACATGGCTCAACACCGCCATCACCTACGTCGATAGCACGTACGGTAACGGGTGGCGCGACCTGCTCATCGCAGCAGCCACAGCCGCAGTCATCGCCCTCTACTACTGGGGTGCCCGCAAGATCGGAGCCCGGTGGCCGAAGGCAGAGAAGTGGTTGCTCGGTTCGTCCGCCACACCGGTCTACACCGCACGCTGACCCGTGCAGGATCCGAACGACGAACCGTACGCGGTACCCGTCGACCCGATGGACGAGTTGCAGTGCGGTAGCTGCCAATAGTCCAGCAAAAACGAATGCCCCGCTCCACCTCTTCACAGAGGTCGGAGCGGGGCTTTTCGTCGTTTCCCGCGTCAGTACTCCCATGTCGTGTAGTCGGAGTCTGCACCCTCAGCTTCACAAGCACGCTGCACAGCACTCAACGCATCGAAGTAGTCCTCGGAGTCAATGAGCACCGGCAACACACCATTGGGCAGAATGTCCCGCACATCCGCGAGCCTGGTCGCGAGCTCGCCGTCAGCCTCTAGGGAGAGTGTGTCGAATCTGTCGGCGAAGTTCTTGAGTTCCGCCTCTTCAGAATCAGTCGCGTCACCGTTCCAGACGAGGATGAGGAGTTGGGCGAGGTCGTTCGTGGCGGTCTCGAAGTCGTCGCAGATCGCGTGCGCCGGGTTCAGAGTCTCGGATGGTTCCGGCTCGGGCGTCACAGCAGGAGCGGCGCAGCCTGCGAGCAGCGCAACGACGGCCAGCCCGAGCAGGGTCGTGGAGGGGGCTCTCATGCGACCGAGCCTATCGGCGCGCGGAGCACTACCGCCACCTCTGTGCATGGAATCATGCGGCAAGCCGCCCAGAACGTGGCGCGAGCTCGCGCGGGGTGAGGTGGAGGATACCGTTTCTCATCTGTTCATCACTGATGAGTGTATAGATTTGAGTTGTCGCTAACGATTCGTGGCGCATTAGTTCTTGAACTGTTCGCAAGTCCACCCCTGAACGCACCAGATCAGTGCCGTACGCGTGCCTGAGGGAGTGTCCGGTAAGTTTCGGTTCCACTATCCCTGCTCGTTGTTTTGCTCGCGTCATAAGGTCGTAGACGCTTCTGGGGTGGATGTGTCCACCGCGTCCACCGCGTGCCGCAAACCACCAATCATCTTTCGGCATCTGCTGGGCCGCATCCGCAATGGTGGGGTGCAAGGGGAGGATGACAACTTTCCCGCCTTTGCCCTGCACTCGGATGGTGGATTCGTCTAAGTCGATGTCATGGCCGTGTATTGCGGCGACTTCGCTGGCACGGAACCCTTGGTAGTACGCCAGGAGGATCATGATGCGCGTGCGACGGTATGAGCCAGTGTTCAAAAGCCGATCTACTTGCTCGGCAGAATATGGGCGCGGGCGACCTCGTGGGGCACGGATGAGCGGCAACCGTTCGGAAGGGTCGTCGGTTCGGAACTTTTCTTCAAACATGAATGTAAAGAAAGCCCGGTAACATCCGCGTTCAGTTTGCATCGTCCCACGAGACACCCCACGACCTAGCTGTTTCCGCAAGTGCTGGATCGTGATGGTTTCGGCTGGCTGTTGGGAATCGCGGGCGAGCGCTCGGATCATGTAGTCGCGGTTCTCAATTGTTCGCCGGCTCAGCCCTTTGGCGCGCTGGTAGGCGGTGAATTCTTCCAGCATTGGTGTCCATGTCATTGATTCCCCCGGTGTCGTTGAATGGTGTTTGCACACTATGTCTACGGGGGTGTTGTTGACGAGGGCCAGTAGTGGGGCTGGTGGTTGACTCTCTCGGTGCGGCATTCTGGGAATCCCGACTAGGCGGCAAGTTTGTTTTTGGGTGCCTCGGCAGGCCATGCCCAGTCGCTTGAACCGTCGACAATGTAAAGCGGGGGTCGTCGGTTCGAATCCGACAGGAGGCCCTCTGACGGGTCGGTAGGCAAATCTTCGTCTAACCGGCCCGTCATCAGCCAGTAGTCGTCTACACCTGTGCATTTGCTGATTTGTAGGGCTACGTCTGGAAGGTTGCGCGGTACGCGCCCCTTTGATTCCCATTCGAGCCAAGCGTTCTGCGGCAGTCCGCAGTTCAGGCTTGCTTCTTTCAGGTTCCATCCGAAGCGTTGGCGCAGGAGTGCGAGTCGCGCACCGAAGGTGTTATCTCTCGGTATCCACTTTTGGGTTTCCTTCTGCATTGTCATGAATGCATTATGTCACATTCCGCGCATTGCGCGCAATATACCCAAAACTGGGGGATAGCACGGCGAGTCGTGCTTGACACGACTTGCGGGGCGTGTGCATACTCTCCTACATGACACAAGAACTCGTGAATATCACAACTAGCGAAGTCGCCACACTCGCACGAGTTGACGTTTCCACCGTCCGCAGATGGGTCGAGAAGGGCGAACTAACGCCCTCCATGAAGCTCCCCGGCGGACAGTACCGCTTCAACCGTGACGACGTTCTCAACTTGCTCACCCCAAAAACCACCCCCTTGCTAGATGCAGCAGTCCCCCAGGCTCACGCATCTAGCGAGGGGGCTTTTTTTGGTGGCGATGCAGCGTGAGTAGTAACCACTCGCACAAAGAAGAAGGCCCCGGGTGCAACCGGGGCCATGACACGAAAGGTAAACCGATGTCAAACACTGAGATTAGCATCTTCCGCCGCGAGGGGGTGGATATTCGCACGCTTGTGATTGACGGTGAGCCGTGGTGGGTTGCGTCTGATCTTTCTCAGGCACTCGGCTACTCCGCCACATCCGCAATGCTCCGGTCTCTCGACGCTGAGGACAAGGGGGTGCAAGACCTGCACACCCCTGGCGGGATGCAAGCGGTCGCTATCGTCTCGGAACCGGGAATGTATTCTGCGATTCTTCGCTCCCAAGCGCCGAACGCTTCTGATTTCAAGCGTTGGGTCACCCGCGAAGTGTTGCCCGCGATTCGCAGAACGGGAGGTTACAGCCGCTCCGAGGTCAACGCATTGCCCCAGTCGTATGGTGAGGCGCTTCGCATGCTCGCTGATGAAGTGGAGGCGCGCTCTGCGTTGGCCGCGAAGGTCGAAGCTGACGCCCCGAAGGTCGAATACGTCGAAACGTTTGTCGACCATGACGATGTGGTGCTGTTCCGTGTCGCAGCGAACGAGCTCGGTGTTCCCGAGGGAGAGCTGCGGAACCGTCTACTCGCTGCCGGATGGGTATATAAGACCCTCATCGGTACGCGGTGGTCGAAGTCAGTCGGCCGTGATGTCAAGGAGTACGAGTATCGGGCGGCTGCCGCACATGCGGACAAATTCCGGTCGATGCCGCAACATAACGCGCCCCGGCATCACAACGGACAGGTGAGGACGACCCTGTACATCCGTTCTGCGGCGCTTCCTGCGATCCGTCGGCGTGTGCTGTCGAACCTATCGGCGGTGTCCGCATGAGTGCCATCGACCACAAGGCAGAAGCGGAAGCTGCGGCATCCGCTGGAAAGTACGACATCGCCCGATACCACGCGGCCATGCTCCAAGCCGATCGGCAGCACACCGCCAACCTGATCGCATATGTGGCTCTCATCGATGCTCAGTTTGCCGAGGCCGAGAAGAATTCCGGGCCGTGGGACATGAGCAGCAAAGACGAGAGCAACGCTCGGCGCGAACGTGCTCAGGAACTCATACGTGAGGGGCTGGGACTGTGACCCCCGAAATGTTCTCTCAAACCGTGTCCGAGTTGGCCGGTTGGTTAGTGATTCTGTTCACAGTCACGGTAGCGACGTTGGTGTCGTCACGGCGCGCGAAGGTGCGCCGGGATCGCGTTGCACGGGAGGCCCGCTCATGAGCCGCCGCATGTACACCTGCGATCACGGTGAGTTCACCCCAGCACCAAGAGGTTACTACCGTCTCGCACCAGTGCTTCTTGTGGGCACCATCCTGCTCGGTCTGAACGTGGCCGTCTCAGCAGGGTTCGCACTCCTTATTACGGGGGTGCTCTCGTGACCACTTCCATTCAGCAAATCACCGAAATCTTGGTGGGCGAAAAAGTGCTGCGCCAAGAACCTCAACGTCTGGAGCGACCAATGGAATCATCCGGCCAGTTTGTGACCGACCACATTGTGTGGCGCGAATGCGTCGCCCCGTGCGGGTTTGCAGGAAACGTCGATGCAACATTCGACCCTGAGACGGACACAGGCCATTGGTTGTGCCCTGACTGTGGGTTCGAGCACTACAGCTCCGCAACGTCGTAATGAAAACCATGTGGGGCATCGACGCACAACAGTTGCGTCGTGCCTCCACCCACCGCCGCCGCACCAAATGGGTGCCCCGGTTCTGGTGGCTGGTACTGACCGTTTACGTCACCGCCAGCACCGCAGTACTAATCCTCCAAATTGAAAGGCACCTCCCATGACTAAAGAACTCACCGTCCGCAACCTCTACGGCATCCGTGGAGAGATCACACACCGCACCGACAGCAACACCATCGTCATCACCGGCAAGAACCGTGCAGGGAAGTCCAGCTTCGTGAACGCATTCGGGCACATCTTCGCCCACAAAGCGATCAAGGGCGCACCCGACCCCGTACATGAAGGGCAACTCGAAGGTGAAGCGACGTATGTCGACCACGACCTCGGTTTGTCATTCACCCGCAAGTGGAAGAACGGCAAAATGTCAGCCGTTGAAGTTCGTGCCCTCGACGGCGCCAAGTACCAGGACGGCACCGCGATCCTGAAAGACCGTATCGGCACTGTGATTGTGGATGTTGCCGAGTTCCTTGCGATGGATGAAGCGAAGCGCCGCGAACTGATCATGTCGAAGTCGATCTTCCCTGAGGGTTTCGATATGGCCGCGCTGACTGCTGAGCAGTCGCGGGTGGAACAGGCTCGCACGGATGCGAACCGGGAGAAGTCACGCCTTGAGGGTGCGTTGTCTCAATTGGTGCCGCCGTCGAAGGAAACCCCCGATGTGGAGGTTTCAGCCGCCGACATCGTGGCCGAGTTCGAGAAGGCCCGCGAGCACAACGCCGAACTCGACCGGACGATGGACGCGCTCGGCAAGCTCGAGTCGGAGAAGGAACGCGCCGAGGCCGAAGTCTCACGCCTCGAGGATGCCCTCGACGCGGCACGCACATTCTTGTCACGCGCCAGTGAGCTGCTCACTGAGCAGATGGGCGCGTTCAGGGCTGGCCCGGAGCGTATCGATACGTCCGCGATCAGTGACCGGCTCGGTGAGGTCGAGGAAATCAACGCGAAGGTTCGTGCGAAGGCTGAACATGTCCGTGCGAAAGCCGCCTACGATGCCGCCGCCACCCTGCACACCACTCTTGACGAGAAACTCAAGACGGTAAAGAAGGCGAAGTTCGATGGTCTGGCACTCGCGACGTTCCCACACCCGGGGCTGTCGGTCGATGACGAATACGTGCTTCTTGATGGCACCCCGTTTGTGAACGTGAACGCAGCCGACAGGGAAGTTGCCGCCGTCGCGGTCGCGATCTCAGGTGAGCACTCGGAGGAAGAGCTGTGCCTGGTCATCATCAAGAACGGCGACGCACTTGACCCGACGAGCCTCACGAAGATTGACGAGATGCTCACTGAGGCACACTTCACCGGGCTGATTGATCGTGGACGCCCGGACATGCCTTCTGTGGCCGGTATTGATGTGCTCGAACTCGCTGATGGGCAGGTCGCAAAGTGAGCGCCGTCATCCGCAACAAGCCACTGCAGACGCGTTCGCAGGTTCGCCTGAACGCGATCAAGACGGCAGCTATCAAGCTGTACAACAACCCCGCTATTGGCCGTGACCGGTTGACGACCGCACAGGTGGCACTCCTTGCTGGCTGTTCGATTGGGACGTTCTACCGCTACTTCGAGGACCGGTACGCGCTCCTCGAAGCGATCGCGCCTGACCGCGACCAGACCCCCGCCGAAGGGTTGGACATCTGATGGACGCCGACGAGTACGACGCCTACGACCTGAATGACCCAAAATCGCCGGGCTACGCCGAGCGGATCCTCGCGAGTGCCGACGACCGCCGTAACGAACAACGGACAGGTGGTATCTGATGCCTGAGGGAATCTTCCACGACGCGCACGATGTCTACGCGCGCCCCAACAATGCCGTTCCGTGGATATGGATTGCCACATTCTCATCGAAAGCACTCGCAGAGAACTACATGAAGAGTGGGGCCATCCCGCTCGAAGCTCAGACCGAGGTGAGGCCAGTATGAGCCACCTCGATCGCATCCTGCACGACGGCATCGACCGGGACGCGTGGAAGCTCGCGCGGCAACCCTGCGTCGGTGCGTCCGACGCGGCGAAACTCGCCAAAGAGTCCTCAGTGGAATCAGTACTCAAAGAGAAGCTGACCCGCAGGGAGTGGAACGGCAACGCCTACACCGAACAAGGCCACCGCTGGGAGCCAATGATGCTCGCCTGGGCCGGTATCAGCCCAAACATTGCCCTCATCCACGCCCCCGACAACCGCGGGTTCGCAGCCACACCAGACGGTGCAGACGCTACCCGTGGGGCTGAGTGCAAGGCCAAGCACAACAAGGTCGTGACCGGTCCCACGTTGGGCGAATGGCGTCAGATCGCATGGCAGTTCGTTGTCGTCCCCGAGTTTGAAGAGATCGAGTTCATCTGGCAGGAGCTCGTCACTGACCCGATTACCGGTGGGTGGATTCCCCGCGCTGATGAACCAAAGAATCTCACCATCCCCCGCAACCACCCAAAGATCGTCGACCTCACGTCGAAGATTCTCCCCCTCGCAACAGACCTCCTCGACCGCCTCACCCGGGCGCGCGAATTCGAAAGGCAGATGAACGCACTATGAGTTCAACCACAGAGATGGTGCTCCCCAGCTCCGTCGTCCCAGCAACATGGAACCCCGACACCGCCGCACTCATGGAGTTCGCCGGCCTCACGTGGATGGAAGGGCAAAACCGTCGTTTCGCCCCGTCCGGCATCATGGCTGCGTTCATTCAGGCATGTCAGCGCACCGGCCTCGACCCGACTGCGAAGCAGATCTACGCCGCACAAATGGGTGGCAAGTGGACTGTGCTTGTGGGTGTTGATGGCATGCGCCTGGTTGCACAGAGAACCGGTCAATACGACGGGCAAGACCCGATCGAGTGGCAGGCCACCGAAGACGGCCCATGGTCGACCGTCCCACCGAAAGCACCGCACGCCGCACGGATCCGCATCTACCGGAAAGGCATCAGTCGCCCGCTTGAGCAGACCGTCACCATGGCCGAGTTCGGAGGTAAGGGCGGCAACTGGACGACCCGCCCCGGGCACATGCTCGGCATCCGTGCTGAAACTCACGGGTTCCGTCGCCTGTTCCCGATGGAACTCTCTGGGCTGTACACGGCTGAGGACATCGACGCTGGCACCTATGACAGCAGCGAAGTGTTTGTTGTCGAACCGTCCGAGGACTGGGGTGCGCTGATCAAGAAAGCCGACACGAAGGATGCCGTCAAGGAGATCTCCGAACGGGCGAAGGCTTTGAATGAGTTCACCGACGCCGTACAAACGCAGGCCTACACCCGCTACGGGATGCTGAACGCCGAAACCCAGCCCGCAGAAACGGACGCACCCACGGACGAACCTGCTCCGCATGAGGAAGCCGCACCAGAGGCAACCCCGGCGCCAGAAGCCGAGTCTGAACCCACGACCCCAACGGACGTCGACTACGAAGCGCAGGCCGCAGCAGAAGCCGAGGCCGGGCGATGACTCACTTCACCGACGACACCCCCACAGTCACTTCCCCTGCAGGTGCAGAAGGTGGCGCAACGGTTGATGTTCTCACTCGTGGTGGTGAGCTCATCCATTTTGTTCCGGCGAACCCTGCCGAGATGGAATATCTCATCACCGAGCTGACCACTCTCATTGAGCAGATGCCCGCGAAGATGCTCGAACTGAATGAGATTCGGTACGCCGCCGAGCGCGCCCACTCGCGTCGGCGGGAAACGTCCCTCGCAGCACACGCGGCAAGCATGTCCGTGACTCGGGCTCGCGCGCTCGCCAACGTGGAAGCGATGCCGGAACTCGAGGAATGGCACAACGCGAAAACGGCATGGCATTACGCCGACGACACCCTGAAAGCACTCACATCAAAGCTGTACGGAATGTTGAACGTGAACAAGGGTGTGCAGGCTGCGTACAACGGGTACGGGGGCAGACGATGACCACGGCTTGGTCTTTCGACCTCAACTATCCCCGCCCACCTAAAGGGCTCTCAGCGAACGACCGCTGCCACTGGCGAGTCAAGCACCAGAACACGCAGATGATCCGCGAGGAGATAATGCTGCGCACCCGCGCCGCCAAAGTCCCAGGTCTGGACAATGTCCGTGTCGACGTTGTGTGGGTTGTCGCTGATCGCCGAAACCGTGATACCGACAATCTCGCCCCACTGCTGAAGGCAATTTACGACGGTATCGGTTCGAACCGTGGCACTTCCGCCCGAATTGTTGACGACGATGACCCTGCGCACATGCAGAAACCGTCCGCGACGATCCGGTTTCAGGCAGGCGCCGAACCGCACTTCACCATCACAATCACTGATCTCGGCGACGACATTGTTGCCCGCCAAAAGCAGGAGCAGAACAAATGACTTTGACTCTTTCGACCGGCAACACCGGTCACCTCAGCTACGACGAGTTCCTGAGGGACAAGGTCGCATTCGACCGCCGTTTCGGGTTCGAAGTCGCAGACGATGACCTGTCGCCCATCATGCGTGAAGGCCACCCCAACTTCCAGCCTCATCAGGCAGCGGTTGTGAAGTGGGCTGTCGCTGGTGGTCGCCGTGCGATCTTCGCCCGCTATGGCCTCGGCAAGTCGATCATGCAGCTCGAGATCCTCCGGCTGATCCTGACGCACCCGAACTCTCCGGTGGCCCTCAGCCGCGCGCTGATCGTGGCGCCGCTCGGTGTCCGCGGGGACATCATCCGCGACGGCCGCAACCACCTCGGCCTCGAGGTGCGGTTCATCCGGCGCACCGAGGAGATCGATGCCGACTGGTCAGGGATTTACGTCACCAACTACGAGTCCGTGCGCGATGGCCGACTCGATGTCGACCAGTTCGATGCTGTGTCTCTCGATGAGGCTGCCGTGCTGCGCTCGTTCGGGTCGAAGACGTATCAGGAGTTCCTGCAATTGTTCGATTCGGTGCCGTTCCGGTTCGTGGCGACGGCAACCCCTTCACCGAACCGGCACAAGGAACTAATTCACTACGCCGGGTTTCTCGGCATCATGGATACCGGTGCCGCCCTCACACGGTTCTTCCACCGTGACTCTTCGAAGGCCGGGAACCTCAAGCTCTACCCGCATAAGGAGCGGGAGTTCTGGCTGTGGCTGAACACGTGGGCGTGTTTCCTGCAGCGACCTTCTGACCTCGGATTCTCCGACGAAGGTTACGACCTGCCGCCGCTGCTTGTGGAGTGGGAGGAAGTAGCCATCGACATGATGTCGGATCAGGTCGAGCGTGATGGCCAGGCTGTTCTTGTGCGCGGTGGTGCAATGTCCCTCGTCGGTGCCGCACGGGAGAAGCGGAACACGTTGACGGCGCGCGTCGCCCGCATGATGGCCCTCGTCACCGAGCACGCGAAGCAGCGTTCCTCCATCGACGGGCTCGCGCATCACCTCTCGCTGGTGGACATGACCGTGATGCCCCGCACTGCCACTTGCGCGTGCGGGTTACAGGTAGCCGCCGGCGACCACACCGCAGCGCAAGCGGCGCTGCAGCGGCACATCGATGCCCAAATGACCACCGAGCAGATCATCCTCTGGTGCGACCTCAACGATGAACAGGAGCTCATTGAGCAGGAGTTAACGGCCGTCGGCGTGAGCTTCTCGTCTGTGCACGGTGGTCTTAGCGATGACGAGCACGAGCGTCGCCTTGATGAGTGGCGTGATCGCAAGACGACGGCGCTCGTCGGCAAGCCTGTGCAGCTCGGCAAGGGGCTGAACTTGCAGCAGGCAGCCCTGTCGATCTTCGTTGGGGTGACTCACAAGTTCGAGCAGACCGTGCAGGCAGTGCACCGCATCCACCGCTTCGGCCAGAAGCGAGCGTGCCGGGTTGTCCTGATCTTCGCCGAGTCGGAGTCTGAAGTGCGGTCGACGTTGGAGCAGAAGTGGCGCGAGCACGACGAACTCACCGACACCATGTCGAACATCCTGCGTGAGCACGGCTTGAACCCGACGTCGATCAGTACCGAACTGACCCGGGCAATGGGTGTTGAGCGGGAAGCATTCACCGGTGACGCGTGGACTGTCGCTCTGAACGATTCCACTGTTGAGGCCCGCGACCACATGGAAGAGAACTCCGTTGGACTGATCGTCACGTCGATCCCGTTCGGCAACCACTACGAGTACTCGCCGAACTATGCCGACTTCGGCCACACCGACGACAACGATCACTTTTGGTGGCAAAACGACTACCTCACGCCGTCACTGTTCAACGTGTTGCAACCGGGCCGCATCATGGCCGTGCATGTGAAGGACCGGATGCTGTTCGGATCCGTCACCGGCAAGGGCCGCTACACCGTTTCTCCGCTGCATGCCGAAGCGATCGCCCACTACACCGGCCACGGCTTCGACTATTACGGAATGATCACCGTCACGACGGATGTTGTGCGGGAGAACAATCAGACTTACCGCCTCTCGTACACGAAGATGCTCAAGGACCATGGGCCTATCGGTGTTGGCTCGCCCGAGTATGTGCTGCTGTTTGGAAAGCCGCAGACGGATCGCACAGTCGGGTGGACTGACGAGCGGATCGTGAAGGACCGCGCGGCTTACTCGGTCGGGCAGTGGCAGATCGACGCCGCCGCCGACTGGCGTGTGTCGGGTGACCGTTACCTGCCGGTTGACGAGCTCGCGGCCCTCGACCCGGAGACTCGGCAGCGTATCTTCACGAAGCAGTCAATGGGCAGCGTTTACGACTACGACGCGCATGTGGAGCTTGCGACGACTCTTGCCGCGCGCAACGCCCTCCCCGGCACGTTCGCGGCACTCGTCCCCGGATCCTGGCACCCCGACGTGTGGACCGACATTCTTCGCATCGAAACGCTCAATTCGGAGCAGAAGAAGCGGAATGTTGAGAACCACATCTGCCCGTTCCCGTTGGATATTCCGCGCCGTCTCATCAATATATATTCGAATCCGGGTGATCTGGTTTATGACCCGTTCGGTGGGATCGGCTCGACTGCGCTGTGCGCGGTGCAGGCTGGGCGTCGGGCGTACTCGTCGGAGTTGAACCCGGCATCCGTCGCTGACTCGCTCGTGTACTTACGACGCCATGATGCGCGCGCGTCCGTACCGACGCTGTTCGACCTGCTCGACAATGAGGCGGTGGCGTCATGACTACAGCAACACTCGCTCCGATTGGCTACAAGCAGCCGACGGTGCCATGGAACGGCCTCACCGTTACAGATCTTTTCTGCGGAGCTGGCGGCTCATCCTCGGGACTGGTTGACGCAGGATTCAAAGTCGTCACCGCTGCGAACCACTGGCAGCAAGCGATCGACTCCCACCAGATCAACCACCCCGAAACAGATCACTCGAGCGCGGACATCTCGCAGGTGAACCCGGGCTACTTCCAGCGCACCGATATCCTGTGGGCGTCGCCGGAGTGCACGAACCATTCCGTGGCGAAGGGTGTGAAGCGGCAGCGCGCCGTCAACGAGGCTCTCTTCGAGATGGACGGCACTGCGCCGCTGCCCGACGAGGCCGCTAACCGTTCCCGCGCGACTATGTATGACGTGCCCCGCTTTGCTGAGCACCACCAGTATCGGGCCATCATCATTGAGAACGTCGTTGATGCGTACCGGTGGGTTCCGTTCCCTGCGTGGCTGATGACGATGGAGCTCCTCGGGTACGAGCACGAGCTTGTGTGGCTCAACTCGATGCATGCGCAGGGTGCTGGTCTTCCGGCTCCGCAGTCTCGTGACCGCATGTACATCGTGTTCTGGCGTAAGGGTGAGCGGAAGCCGAACATCGGCAAGTGGACCCGCCCGCAGGCGTTTTGCGAAATGCACGGCATGGTGTCCGCGGTGCAGGCGTTCAAGAAAGAGGAACGTTGGGGCAGGTACAGAGCTCAATATGTTTACCGTTGCCCTCGGGTGGAGTGCCGTAACCAGATCATCGAACCCGCATGGTTGCCCGCAGCATCGGCGATTGATTGGTCTATTGCGGGTGAGCGTATTGGGGATAAGAAGAAGCCTCTCGCTGACAAGACTCGTGCACGGATTGAGAAGGGCATTGAGCGGTACTGGAAGCCGATCGTGCTCGCCGCTGCAGGGAACACATATGACTCGGTGAACGGGAAGCCCGGTAACTACATCCGCGCTTGGCCGACCGATGAGGTGCTTCGCACGCAGAACACGACTGCCGAGTACGGGGTGGCGGTGCACCCGCTCATCACGGATGGGATCCGCGGTGAGGGTACGGTGCAGCATTCGTCCGATCCGATGCACACGCAGACAACGGCACAGACGAAGGGTATTGCTTACTCGCCTCTCATGATCCCTGTTGAGGGCAGGGAGGGAAAGTCGGCTTCCCTCGCGAGCGACCCGGCACGTACCCAGTCGACCCGCAATGAAACGGCGATCGCGTTTCCGCCGTTCCTTGCGCAGTTCCGTCAGCGTGAGCGCACTCTCGACCCGGCACGCGAACCTCTGACGACTGTGGTCGCGGATGGTGCGGGCCAGGCATTGATCGTTCCGCTCCGTAACAACGGTGTGACGAAGCCTGCGACGCACCCGATCGACACGGTATCGGCGGGAGGCAACCATCATGCGCTCGTGATGCGGAACAACACGGGCGGCGCGGAGATGAGTACACCTGTCACCGAGGAGCTGCGCACGCTCACGACCGGCGGTCACCAGTCGCTGCTCGTCCCTTACTACGGTGCGTCCGAGGCCGGGAAGCCGACCAGCGACCCACACGGCACCCTCACCACCACAGACCGGTACGGGTTGGTGGAGTCGGAGATCAGCCTTGACGTTGACGACGTCCTCTTTCGGATGCTCACCCCGAACGAGATCAAGGTCGGTATGGCGTTCGCGCACGACTACTACTTGGGCGGTACGAAGCGGGAGCAGGTCAAACAGGCTGGGAATGCGGTCACTCCGCCAGCAGCTCGCGATTTGGGTATGGCTGTTGCTGAAGCCCTCAACGGGATAGACGTGGAGCGTGCAGCATGAGAACCCTGAACCGGTGGCCGCGTGAGTTCTCCCCCGTTGCGCGACGTCTGATCGTTGCCCGTTCCGGTGGTGTTTGTGAAGGATGCGGGGTGGCACCTGCTGCCCAAATTCACCACCGGCTCTTCAAGTCGAGGTTGGGATTTGGGAATCCAGCAAACGGGCTGCATGTGTGTGTTGGTGCTGTCGGCGGAAACATCGACGGCTGCCACGGCACAGCCCACTCCGGGTACATCGGAGAGTCCCTCGGTTGGTCGATTCGTTCAGGCTTCGACCCCCTACTCGTGCCCATATTTCGCCGTGTCGATGCCACGTGGTGGCGATTCGATGACGCCGGCAACAAGGAACAAATCAACCCTCTGACAGCTATCGAATATTTGGTACTGATCGGCGCAATTAGAGAAGGAGTGATGAGGTAATGCCAACCGACAAACGGCCATGGATGTCGCTCCCCGTCGACTTCCTCGACCACCCGAAGATCAAGATACTGTCCGACAACGCGATCATCACGTTCCTCGACATGAACGCATACTCACGCCGCCACGACCTCGACGGGTGCATTCCCGTAGCAGTGGCGACTGCGGAGTGGCGTGCGAAGTCGTTGAAGGAACTGCTCAACAACCACCCGGAGCGGCCGTCGCTCGCGATCATCGACGGCGAATATGTCATCCACAACTACGCCGAGCACCAGGAGACGCGCGCGTCGATCGCTGCACGCCTTGAGCGCAACCGGACGAACGGGGCGAAGGGCGGGCGACCGAAGACGAACCTCAACATAACCGACTCGGATACCAAGCCGGTTCGTGGAAATAACCGGGAGCGAACCTCAACGAAAGCAGAGTCAGAGTCAGAGTCAGAAGTAGAGACTGACGTAACTAACTTAACCCAGTCAAGTCAAGTAAGTGATGGGTCAAATTCTGGACTTGACGCAGTAAATGATGTCGTCCAGCAACGTGCGAGGCGGGCAGGGATAGGCAATCTTGCTGCGGTTTGTGATGCGCTCGCGGTCACTACTGGTGAGCCGGTGTCGTCGCTTGGTGCGGTGCTCCTGGCCGAGGCAATCGTGTCGAAAGCGAAACGGGTCGTCAACAACGTGGACGCGTATATCGCGACGACGTGTCGCCGGACTCCGGCTGAGGTGCAGCAGGCGTACTTCGACCTCGACATTGGGGCGGTGGCGTGATGGGTGGCATGTTTCACGGTGGCGCGCCAGGGATGAAGCCCGGCGACATCATCACCCCGCAATCTGGGACAGCTCATCTGGTCGATGGTTGCCCAACATGCGAGGCGCGTCGAGTCGGCGCCCCGCTGCCTGAGGACAACCTCGACCCGACAGTGGTGTACGTCACGACGGTGCGGGACTACGCGAAGGTGTACGCCGCTGGTTACCCACTCGGAGCGGTCTACCGGGTTGAACCACTCGGAGAGCTGACACCGTCGCCTGACCCTGTGGAGTCGTACGGGGTGGCTGCTGCGCGTGTGGTTTCGGTGCTGGACCCGTTGGTGAGGTTGAGCGGCCACGAGCAGCGTCGACTCATTCGCAAGTTCATGGGCTCGCGGGCGGTGTCGTCATGACCTATATCGAGACCGCATCCGACCATGCGTTCACCGCATGGTTGGCGACGCTCACCCGGTCAAAGGTTCTTCGTGATCGGGAGCGGACGTTCTCAAAAACGGAACGCAAACGTCAACAGTTTTTGCGGCAGAAAGCACAGGTTGAGAACCAGGTCGCGGTGGAGCGGATGTTCACGCGGCAAGAAATTGAGACAGCACAACGGGTTATTGAAGCCCAGAAAAGAGCAAGTTAGTCATGGCCAAAATTGAAATCGAGTCCGCGTTCGTTGAAGCGTGGACGAAGAACACCGACGAGCACCCGAGCTGGGGCATGAAGACAGCCGAGCCTCACAGTCGCAAGAACGATGACGGCAAGTACGAGACGGTTGGTCGCACGTTTCGCACGATCAAGGTTCCGCGGTCGGCTGGGATTGACCTGACGATGTTTCGTAAGGGTGATCGGGTTCAGGTGTGGGGTCGTGAGGTCACGGAGACTCGCGAGCATGAGGGCAAGAAATTCTACGACCTTGTGGTGTGGGCTGACCGTGTGGAGGCTGCGGAGGGTCGTAGCGGCTCTCAGGGCACCGTAGGCGCTCCGAACGAGGAACCGTGGGCTACGACTGCCCCGGCAAGTCCTGAGACCTCAGGGGACGTGTGGAACACTCCCGGTAGCTACAACGATGAAACACCGTTCTGAGATGGGCATGTATACGGAAATATTCTTCCGGGCCGAGGTTGACGAAGAAGCCGCCCAGATCATCAAGAAGCTAGGGCGTGAGGATGTCTGGGATTGGCCCGACCACGAGTTCTTCCGTGCGCCGAGATTCACAATGGTCACCAGTTGTTCGAGCTACTACTTTCCGCAGGCTAATCATTTCGTAGTCGAGTACGACGACATCGCGAAGGCTTGGAGCGTCTCGTTCAGAGCAAATCTGAAGAACTATGACAACGAGATCGAGAAGTTTTTCGACTGGGTTGACCCGCATGTGCGGATGGGCGATGGAGAGTTCATCGGCTACTCGCTGTACGAGGAAGACGAAGCGCCAACTCTGCGATTCAAGGAGGCACCATGGCGCTCCTAAATGGCACCGATCGGGTGCACGGAAATTTCAGGGGACGCGATACCGAATGTAAACGGTGCGAGTTCTGCCACACGAAGCAGTACGGATGCCTTGATGCGGGCTGCTACTGCCATACCCACGAGTTGATGCCACCTGAGAGGAACACTGATGAACAACTCACAGATTGACCGAGACAAGCCTGAGGTTTCCATCCCCGACCTGATTGCGGCACTGCGCCGGAAAGCTCGAATGTACACACGTGTCCGCGATGGAGGCAAGAACGAAACCGAGATTCTTCTTACTGCTGCGGCGGATGCTTTGGAGTCTGTCACCGCACCTAATCCATTTGATGAGTCTCCACACATGGCTGCGAAGTATTGGGCGGAGTTGGTGAGGGCACGTAAACGAATCGCCGAGCTGGAAGCTGCTGCTGCTGTCACCGCACCGACCGCTGCTCTGCCTATCCCGGCAACAGGTGAAGTGGAGTGGGGACTGTCCAACCCGGACGCGCTTAGTTTCCCCAAACCGCATTTCGTTGGCCCAGAACAGAACGTGAGGTGGAACCAGCGTCGCGGACATCCGAGTATCGAGATTGTCAGTCGCACTGTGACCGAATGGGAGGTGTCCTCGTGAGTAACGAATACAAGCCTGAGTCTGCATCGACCGTGCGTGTTGTGTTCCGAGGTCTTGACACCGATTGCTCTGCTGGTTTGTGCCGGACTGGCTGCTCTCACAGAATGTGGTCATGTGGTCGTTGTTCATCAGAGGGAGGGTGGGGTTCCCCAGTCTCCGAACTGCAGAAAATGGCCGATTCTCACGAATGCTCTGACATTCCTGAGGCTGCACCATCCGACACCGACCGCAAGCACTCGGCGATCTGTGTCGCGTGGTCAGATCCGAACGACCTCGAATGCATCTGCGACCCGGAACCATCCGACACCGACCCGGAAGCGCTGGAGGGTGTGATCGAGGAGGCTGAGGGTCGTTACGACGACATGAGCGCGATTGGGAAACCTCCCGGCTCAGTTGTTCCGTCGTTCGAGCGGTTTCTTGCTGACGCGATTCTCGCTGCTGGGTGGACTCGCTCTCAGCCGGTACAGGTAGAGGTCACAGAAGCCAGCGTCAAAATATTAGCGAAGCACATGGCGAACGCTGCAAGCGACTGGAACCACGACGACTGTGACGATGACGATCACTCGCTGGAACACTCCAACTGGGAGGCGTACACCGGCGACGCACTCCGAGCCCTGTCTGCTGCTCTGACCCCACCCCCTGCTGTTCCTGTCCCGGAGGTTATTCCGGGTACTCGTGCGGTTTTGGACGGGTTGGGTATCCGCACGGGGGGTGGTGACCAATGAGTAGGCCGATCAAGTCTCCGATGGAGGCGCTGAGCGTTGCGGTGAAGATCGTTGACGCTCAGGACAAGCTGCTGCTCGCGTATCGGGTCGGGTCACTGCGGCCACCGGAAGCCGCGCTCGACTACCTGACGAAGCACAAGCCGAGGCTCGCAGCATGGCGGGAAGAATCGCTGCGCACCCCCGAACAACCTGAAGGAGAGAAGTCATGAGCCACACAGTCACAATCACACGCCTACCGGACGAGCAGAACGACGACTACGAGTTCGAGTTCGGTGGCAACCACGGCGGCGACTGCGCGGTGTTTATGCCCTGCAAGCGCAAGGCGTGCCAAGCGTTGAATCCGGATTATGGCGACGAGCGCGTGAGACACGGAAAAGAACACAGTTACTGCGACGGTGACTGGTTGGTGGAGTCTGACCAGTGTGCTCTGCGTTACGTGTTCGAGCAGGTTGGTACCAACGAAACGTTTGAGGGTCTGACTCTCGGGACGTATCCGGTTCGTGTCGAGTGGGAGGACGACTGGTGGCTTGAGGTTCAGAAGTCGAGCACACCGGAGCAACCCGCCGCATTTCTTGACCATAAGTTCCAGCCCGGGAAGTTCAGCGAAACGTGTCAAGTGATGCTTGCCCGGTATCGCTGCCCGTATCCGCCAGAGGCGCACCCCATCCCGGAGTCCACCACTGACACGAAAGGCACACCATGAGCCTCCCTATCGAAAACCAACTCTCCACCGCCCGCTACATCCTCGCCCAGTTCATCGCCCAAATCGAAGAATTCGAAAACATGAACCGAGAACAACGCCGCACCGAACGCGGCCAAGACCTCACCGCAAGGATCGACGGACTCAGAACCGGCCGCACCACATGGGAACAACGCATCACCAACCTGCAGAACGAACAGGAGACACCATGACCGACACCCTGCTCGACGTCATAGACCGACTCACCATCGAGCACCCCTACCGGGCCAACATCGAAGGACGCCCACGCTGGGTAAGACGCGACCCCCTCATCAAACTCCTCAGAGACGCCATCGCATCCAGCCTCACCGGAGGCAATGGCCTTGCCGCGTCAAACTCCAAAGTTCCATTCGACACCGACGCCCTCGAGCAATACGACACCCTCGAAGCGCTCATCCTCACCGAGCTCCGGAAAACCTCAGACAAGGTGCCGCACCTCACACCAGAGCAAAACCTTCGCACCTGGTACACGGCGTTCATGGTCACCGCCGGCGAAACCGACATTGACCGGTGGTCTGACATGTGGGGAGCATGGGAGACACGTATCGAAGCAAAGATCACTGCCCCCATCATCCTCGAGCTCATCAACCCCAACACCAAACAGCCATACCCCTGCCCAGAATGCGGATTCGGCTGGTTCGTGAAAGTCCTAAACTCCGGACTCACAGGCAAAGGCGGTCGATGGTACGACACAGAGAAACGCGTCACCCTCACCGCCACCTACCGCCCAGACGGACAGGGAGGACTCGAACAGAGCGCCGTCGAATGCGGATGCTGCGCATGGAGAGCTACCGGATCGGCCGGCGTCCGAGGGTTTGCGTGGGAACTCGACAACCCCAAGATTGACGAAACCCCAGAACCGGGACACGCCGACGAACTACACGGGTAATTCATGGTATTATGAGCGCATGACAACCGCAAACACCAACGACGGCAAGTACGTCAAGGCGAGTTCCCACCCGGAGGTTAGGCGACGCTTGGAGCGTAGGTCTATCCTTCGGGATGGCGGTTGCATTGATTGGGGCGGCTCGCGCTCCGAGCGGGGCTACGGCACGATGACCATCGACAAGACGGCTGTCTACGCGCATCGATTGTCCTACTGGGTGCGAGTCGGCCCCATCCCGTCCGGTCAGGTAATTGACCATATGTGCCACAACCCGGCATGCATCAATACCGAGCACATGGTGCTCACCGATATGGTTTCGAATAGCAAGCGAAGCTTGACGGCACTACTCCGGAAATGCCCTCAAGGACATGAATACTCGGAGAGCAACACCCGGATATGGAAAGACAAGAAGGGTCGGAGTCATCGCTACTGCATTACGTGCACCAACAGACGTAACGCCGCACGCCGCAAGACGACACGCTGAAGCGCCGAATTGCACTGACCCATCCCGATTCGTGCCATAATGGGAGGGCACTGCACTAGTCTGTAAAAAACAGGTGCAGCACGAACTTCATGAAAGGGCCCTCGACTTCGGTTGGGGGCTTTTTTCGTGCAACCACTTCCGACCACACGGGCACCCCAATAGCCGCCAAGAGTGGCACATCCGTCGATGAGTTCGGAACACCCTTCCCCCTATCCCCGTGAGTCGCTCTCCGGTCTGGTTGCCGCCCGTGCAAGTCGGGCCGGGATCACTCACTTCGGCAGGCCAACGTCAACGCTGAATGGAATCACAGGCGAAGGACACCAGCCACGAGCACCACCCGTTACCTTTCCCGGGTGAGGTGTACCTGCGAAAGCCTGCCGAACCCCGTCAAGGAGAACTGAGCCCGTGAGCCTGTTCGACCAGATATACCCAGAAGCCACCGCCGAACAACGCGCAGCCCACAAAGCACTTGTCGCAGGCATCACAGTCCACTCGAAGCAAAGACCGTGCCCCGAAGGATGCGGCTGCACTGAAACTTACGACGACCGCCACCCCGAAAAACCCACAGGCGGCTTCGGAGTAGCGGGATGCCCGTGCAACCGTTGCTAACCCCCAACACGTAGAGGCCACGCCTCAACCCACAGAGCCAGCAGGACTGGCCAAGAGGTGATCTTCATGGCCCGTTCACCAATGAACCCAGAAACGCGCGCTAAGGCCCGGGAACTCTTCGATCTTGGTGTCAGCCGCAACGCCATTGCCCGAACGCTCGATCTCGATCCGGCCACTGTTACACGTTGGGCTGCCGCCGAGGGCGTCGAGTTCGACCGCGCACCGACTGCTCTCGCTGTTCGTGCGCACACCATCGACCTCGCGAAGGACCGCCTAGCGCTAACCAGGGAGATGATGGTCGTGGCGCGCGAGGGACTCGCTGAACTCGACGATTCGTTCACGGTGTACAACTTCGGGGGCAAGGACAACACGTTCGCCGAGCACACCTTCGACCGGCCGCCGCCCGACGTTAGACGGCAGGCGCTGACAAGCGCGGGAATCGCGTTCGACAAGGCCACCAAGGTGCTGGAGAAGACGAACGAGGGTATCGGCCGCGCCGAGTCGCTGGTCGATCACCTTGAGCAGTTCTTCGACGCACAGCCAGATGATGACGGAGACTAAGCCGGCCCCGAGCCTCTCGCGGAAGCAGATGCGCTCGATCGCACGGTCGAAGTTGAAGAAGATCGCCCTGTGGGTTGGTGCGGTGTCAGCCGGGAAGACCATCGCGTCCCTGTTCGCCCTGTTCATCGCCGTGAAGCGTGCGAAGGGCACCGGGCTGATCGTCATCGTCGGGAAGACGCTGCAGACCATCGAGCGCAACATCATCGAGCCGATGCAACGGTACGAACTCTACGGCGACATGGCCACACAGGTGTTCCACACTCGCGGTTCCAACACGGCCATGATCCTCGGCAAGGAAGTCCACCTGGTTGGCGCGAACGATGCCCGCTCGGAGGAGAAGATCCGCGGCGCGACCGTGGAGATCGCCTACGTTGACGAGGCCACACTGCTGCCGCTCGGCTTCTGGGAGATGCTGCTCACCCGCCTGCGCGTCGACGGCGCCCGACTCCTCGCGACCACCAACCCCGGATCGTTCAACCACTGGTTGCGTCAGCAGTTCATCCTGCAGGCCGAGCAGAAGAACATGATCGTCTTCCACTTCACCATGGACGACAACCCCTCACTGACTGCCGAGTACGTCACTGACATGAAGGCATCGTTCACCGGTGCTTTCTATGATCGGTTCATCCTCGGGCTGTGGACCAACGCCGAGGGCGCAATCTTCGACATGTGGGACCCTGCCAAGCACACCATCGCCTGGGCCGACCTGCCACCGATGCGCATGCTCCTCGCAGTTGGCATCGACTACGGCACAACGAATCCGACCGCCGCCATCATCGTGGGCCTCGCGACCGAGACCGACCGGTACGGCAAGGAACACTCGAAGCTGTATGCAGTCGACGAGTGGCGGTACGAGTCCATCGCCGAGAAACAGAAGCTCACCGACGCTGAACTTTCACTCCGCCTCCGCAACTGGTTGGCCGAGCCCCACCTGCCTCCAACACAGTTCCCGCTGCAACCCCAGTACGTCATCCTCGACCCGTCTGCGGCGTCGTTCCGGGTGCAACTCCAGCAGGACGGGCTGATCTCCACTCAGGCTGACAACGACGTTCTGAACGGCATCCGCACGGTCGCGTCGCTGCTCTCCGCTGGAAAGCTGCTCGTCACCGAGCGGTGCCCGGGATGGCAGAAGGAAGTCACCGAATACGTGTGGGACCAGAAGGCCACCGACAAGGGCGACGACAAGCCCGTGAAGGCCAACGACCACTCGCAGGATGCCCTCCGGTATGCGCTGCAGACAACCGAATCCATCTGGCGTCAACACGTCAAGCTCGCAGCCTAAGGAGGCCTCATGGCAAACGCCGACCAGTGGCCACCCTCCCCCTTCCACATCGCGGGCGCACGCTACAACGAACACCGCGCCTGGTGGGCTGGCGATATGGCCACCATCAAAGCGATCTACTCCGGCACCGGTGTTGCAACCCATGTGCATAAGGGTGTTGCGCATCGTGGTGGTGTTATTGGTGGCCTGTCGAAGATGTTCTGGGGGCAACCTGTTGCTGAGGGTGAGAACCGCACCCAACTGCATTTGCCGTTGCCTGCTGATGTTGCACAGAAGTCGTCATCGTTGCTGTTTGGTGAAGCGCCCCGCATTGAGCTTCCCGATTTCGAGGAGAAGAACAAGTCCGGTCAGGCACGCCTTGATCTGATTATGCGTTCTGACGAGTCACACTCGCAGCTGCTGATTGCTGGCGAGTACGCATCCGCTCTCGGTGGTGCTTACCTTGCCCCCGTGTGGGACACCGACGTTGCCGACCATGTCTTCCCTAAGGCGTATCGTGCTGATGTTGCGATCCCCACGTTCCGTCATGGTCGCCTCGCTTCGGTGAAGTTGTGGACTGAGTACCGCACCGACAACGCGAACATCATCTTCCGCCTCATCGAGGAGCACACGGCTGGTCTGATCCGGTACACACTCCACAAAGGTAGCGAGAACGTTCTCGGTCAGGCTGTGCCCATCACTGAGCACACGGAGACTGCACACCTTTCAAGTCTGATCTCTCCTGTGGAGTACCTGGCTCTTGCTACTGATGGTAAGTACACGGTCAGTGTTGCGACAGGTATTTCCGAGATGGCGGTCTCGTACATTCCCAACATGCTTCCGAACCCGGATTGGGAACAGTTCGGGCCACTCGCCTCAGTTGGTCGTTCCGACTTCCTCGGCAACGAACCCGTTTTCGACAAGGTCGACCAGATGTGGTCTTCACTGTTCCGTGATGTTGACAACGGGCAGGGTCGCCTCACCGTCCCCGAGTCATACCTTGAGACTTCCGGTGTGGGTAAGGGTGCCACGTTTGATGTGTACCGCCAGGTGTATTCGGGCATCAACGCGCTCGGCTCTGCTGGCGACTCTCTGGCGTCACAGATCACACAGACTCAGTTCGACATCCGTGACGAAACACACCTGAACATTATTGATGCGCTCGAACGTCGTGTGTTGCGCACGATCGGACTGTCACCGAAGGAATTCGGGAAGGTTCAACCGTCCGGCAGCAAGACCGCCACCGAAGTGAATGATGACAGAAGCGAATCTGAGGCCACACGAGACGTGAAGGGCATCCACGCCCGACCTGCTCTCGCAAAGCTCGCACGCCTCTCGCTGGCCATCGATGGTGTGGTGTTCCCGGGTAAGGGTGGCGGCGAGTTTGGCATCCCTGAGGTCACGTTCGCAAAGATTTCGCAGGAAGACCCGGAGAAGCGGGCACGCACGTTGCAGATTCTTGACATGGCTCGTGCGATCTCTCTTGAGGCGCGTGTGCGTGAGCGTGTCCGTGACGACAACCTCACAGAAACTGAGATCAAGGAAGAGATCGCCCGTGTGCAGCTGGAGCAGGGTA